CCAAGTATCCTTTCCAAACAAAAATATGCCGCCACACTCGTTCCGCGCCGCAGCAGCCGGTGAGTAAAGCGTACAAATGACCTTAAAGAAACAGCGAGTTGGTAAAGTTTTTAAAGTTTACGCAATAACCTCGTCCGGTGCTGCAAACAGCGCAATTTTTTTGATCGCGGTTGCCTAAATATTAACTTTATTATGGCATGCAAAAAAATAGTTTAGCAAATTCAACGTTCTGCAATTTTTTCAATAACTTAACTTTATTGACTTCTGGTCAAATGTGGACAAATGCGGACATTTGATTGCCCCAAATCGTGCCCCAAACGTTATTCTGCCCCAAAATTTGCCCCAATTTTACCCCCTAAGGGTCTGAGGCAATAACCATTCCCATAGCTTACAAATAACCCACTAAGGGGTTGCAAGTTGACTACTTTGCCAGCAGGTGCTTATGGGCGATTAATGAGATACGTTTCTTGCGCTACTACTGCTCACGGTGACTCCCGGTAAGGATTTTGCAGCCCGGCCTAAGGCAGTGTTGAAAGCAATTAAAGTGACTGGCCGGCATTCATACTTTACCCGGTTCGAATGACTCTGAAACACAAAAACATCCTCTGGATACCTTTCCCGTCGCCGAGTTATCATCGCCATCGCCCTAGGTGGAATTTCAACGCGCAGCGCTTCCAGTCTCCCCCGCTCTCGTATCAGTATTGAATCATTATCTATGTCATCGTACCGAAGCGCCAACAGCCTACCCGCACTAAGGCTTGTATGGAAAATCAATACCCACAAATCAGCCCAAGTATCTGAGATGCCGGCGAGTTGACTATTTATTATCAAAAATTGCATGAACGTTAACTTTTTCTTACTGCTCACATTTAAACGCGCTTTGCTCTATTATTCGTGAGGTTATTATCTCAGATGTTAATTTCAGGCAACAGTAGTTAACGTGCGGTTAATCACACTCCCCTTCAAACAAGGCTAGTAGCCAGCCTCAAGCTGTTGATCGTGTGCATCGCAACTCCGAGCACTTCGACTTCATCCATGGCATCGCCTTCAATCGATTCTCCTTCTACAGTAATGAACGATCTACTCATTAGCTTTGCAAACTGAAGTTCGCCAGCAGAACGTATGAGCAGAATACTCCCCTGCTTTACCTTCAGCGATAAGCCCAGAACAACATACCCACGGTCAGTTGCGATAACTCGCGAGTTTGCTGTGATGTTGCACAGAGAAATTACTGTTAACGTGCTTTCAATGTAATCCGTAGCCGGTGACGGGAATCCCATAATCTGCCCTCCAATAAATACTGTTTTCATATACAGTGGTTTTATTGAAGGGGAAGATCAAGCGAGACTACTCAGCACATCTTGTATGTCGTGTCGGTTTAGGATTGGTTATTCGCCGAACGAACCACAGAACACCATTAATGTCAATTGGATTTGTGTTATTTATTGAATTTACATTCTTATCAATTTGTAATATATAATGCACAATTTACACACATTATAGAGAAATCATGGAAAGCAATCTCTCAGCTCCTCCGAAACACAGCTCTAATTGTTTCGATATCATACGCCATGTTGCTGCATACCTGGTTATGGTTAGTCACCACTATGCTTTGAATGGACTACCTGAGCCAAAGCTATTTGGCACAACAAAACTAGGAACAATTGCCGTAATTATTTTCTTTTCTATATCTGGTTATTTAATAACGAATAGCTATTTGAATTCATCGAATACATATTCGTATATAAAGAAAAGAGCCTTGCGTATTTTCCCAGGACTAATAGCCTGTGCAATAATAATGACTTTTTTAGTTTTTCCTTTTTTTGGCACAAGTAACCATGCTTTGGACTGGTTGTTATCTATCAACCCGATAAAATCCTTACTGTACTTTAGTTTCTTTGGCTCTCCTGGCGCTGGGGAAATAGTTAATGGTTTCACAAGTGATTACGTATTCAATGATTCAGCTAATGGTAGCTTATGGTCACTGAAGTTTGAATTTTTAGATTACATTGCAATCCTGCTAATCTTTTCAATTATCAAAAAACCAATCTTAGGGTCAATCATATTTATAGCTCTCTCAGTTTTGGGTGTTCTTATAAATAATAAATACCACATATCAGACTATTATTTTTATCGGGCCGCTGCATATTCAATTCCCTTCGCGATGGGCTCTCTTCTTTTTGCCACCAGACATATATGGCAAAAGCATCATGTAGTAAAATACATCTTGATGGCCTTGGGATTCATCGGGTTGCTGGTTCTACCTCATAGCAACGAACTTAGTTTGCCACTTCTCTTTTTGGCTCCTGTAATTGTCATAATGTTCGGATTCTCTTTTAGGGATGTTCTCATAAAAGGGAAGTTTGATATTTCTTATGGCGTCTACATATACGCATTCCCTTTACAGCAAATTTTCAGCAATTATTTACCTGACGAGTTTGGACAATCATTCATTATGTCTTTAATTGCAACAACAATCATAGCTCTTGCGTCGTGGTTTATGGTAGAGAAAAAATTCCTCGCAAGAAAATACAATCGAGTAAACCTGCCCACGGGTGCAGTTCCTATAAAGTAAAAAATACCCACTAAGCCCAACAATAAAAGGGCGAAGTGGGTAGGTAATTACTTACTGGCTTTCCAGCAGTACAGACCGCCGTGATCGTATGTCGATGCACCGTTACCCAGACCTTCATACAAATCAGAACGGTCAAAGGAAAGCATGAAAAGCTCCGTTTCATCTCCATTAGTGAACGGGACCAGCGTGCACCATGGCCCGGTTGTGTTCGGAGCCAGATACACATCCTGCACAAATTCACCCAGGAAAGTCAGACCTGCCTCATACTTGCGCAGATGCATCCGGTTGGCCGTTCCCCCGCTGGTCAGATAGACCGTTTCACCGAAATGCACAAACTGGTTGCCTGTATCGCGCACGCCAGCAGGGACTTCAGCTGTCGTATATTCCTGAACAATGCCGCCGTACAGCGTCGGGCTCCGGAAAGTTTTGCATCCGCTGGAAATGGTGTTTCCCGTCATCACCCACTGGCTGCTTGAAGCTTCATAGTAGAAATCAATATCCTCCACGTAGCTTGCCCCGATCCCGAAAAAACTGCCGTTCGCGTTCTTCATCTGCACAGAGTTTCTGACAATAATCACGCCGCCCTGCAGCAAGTCCTGTTTCGTCTCAAAGTACAGTTTTGGTCGATTGTTATCGGCCAGCCCTTTCCCCTGATAGTCCATACCGCAAGAGATGCCCTTCCAGCTCTGACTGTTCCGGTCATACACCGCCTTGATACTGTCATCACCCAGTACGACATCCTCATCGGTTCCGTCAGTCCGCACCTGGAAAATCGCGCCAATCATCTGGACTTCACCGCTGTTGAAGTTGATACGGACTATCTGGGTGTACAGGTCGGAGATAGTGGTCCCTGTTCCCTCAACGAGAAAATAAAGCCAGTTACCGCGCTGAATAAACGTACCGTCTTCATAAGTCAGGAAGCGAATGGAGACGGAATTCGCCCCGCTGGCAATTCGGTTTGAAAAACCACTAAAGACAGCAACATCACTGGCCGAATATGCATCCGTTTGTGCAAACACGTAGGTTTTCCACGTGTCCAGGTATTCCAGCCTGCGGGCATCAAAGATGGCATAGTGCTCATAGCGGCCAATCCATTTCCACGTCCCGTCAGCGTTCACTTTTTTCAGCAGCAGTGACACCCCGGTATTTTGCACCTGAAGCACTGCGCCGGTCATATCCGAACCGGTGAACGTGGTGGTATCAAGCAGACTCCCTGCGGCGTAGATTTCACAGATAACCTGGCTGTTCGAGACGCGGACCGAAACACTGTTCTGCTGGTCAACATCCGCGAACATTATCCCCATCGTGGCATTGCCTGCCAGCCTGTCGATCGCGATCTCACTGATTGCAAAGGGCATATAGCGATCCGCGAACATCACCACCCGGCCATTTGCTATCGGGTTACGGAAAGAGACCTTTCCTGCTGACCAGGAATAAGCAAACACATTCCCGGCGGTGATATCGTAAGTATTGCTCTGCAGATTCCAGGGATTGTTTTCCAGGTCCATGAAAGAGAGCATGAACGAGTCAGCGGCATTGTAAAAATCGCGACGCGCCCACTGCTTAGTGAAAGTGTATTCCAGAGGGTTGTTGAAACTGTCGAAGTCAGGCGTCTTTTCAGGCAGCCCGGATAGATCGACATGGAAAGGCGCGTTAAAAACTTTTGCTTTTGCCTGACTGCTCCGTGTGGACTGCTCAATCATGGCGGACACGTCATTGACTCTGGCGACCTGATTGGGATAAATCTTCCTGACGGCGTATACGGGGTCGGTTGTTTTTCTGACGCGCACCGCAACGTAACCGTCCTGTGTGGCCACTCCGCGATACGTTGCCGTCACATATCCGCCGCCCGATTTGAAGGTGAAGAGGTCCGATATCCACCCCTTATCCGCGTCACATTGCATGATATAGGCGATAAGTTCCCCGACGGTGGCGGAGCCGTACTGCCCGTACATCTCGACAGAGTCGCCTTTTCGCACCGGGATGTAATACATCCGCCAGGCACTGTAAGCAGAGCCGGAGACGATATTACCGCCGCTGTACATTACTGAGTTATCAGCAATGACTGATGCCACGCTGGTATAATCGACAGTTTTTACCGGCCCTCTCAGGTCTGATGCAAAAGCTTTATCCTGAGACGTCCGTGTTATGGTTGCCGCGGGTGTGGTGACGCGTACGCGCACGTAAACGAAACCATCCTGGGTTGCCACACCGGACATTACGCCGTTACTGGTGACACCCGGTGACGTGTAAGTGGCAAGATTAGCCACAACCGCCATTGCAGCATCCAGCTGAATGATATAAGCAATAACTTCGCCTGCCGTGCCGGAGCCGATTTGCCCGAAATAGCGCACGATATCCCCCGCGCGAACAGGAACATACGCTGCTCTCCAGTTCTCACCTGCGGTGTCAGAAATCAGTCCGCCGGAGTATATAACCCGCCCCGTGATAGTGTATGTATCCGGTGCACTGGTCACGTCAAGGGTTGTTCTGTTAGCCGCAACAATATCGGCCGGGTTCATTACAGCGTATACGCTGGCGGGCAGGGAAAACAGTTGAGTGGTCTTTGTAATGGTTGCTGCCGGATCAGTCACACGCACCCGGACATAAACAAAACCATCCTGCGTGGCGACACCAGTCATAACACCAGCGCTGGACGAGCCGGGCGAAGTATAGGTGGCGAGTGGCGCCACAAATTTCAGCGCACTGTCGAGCTGGATGATATAAGCCAGTACCTGGCCCGAAGTGCCGGTGCCGATTTGGCCGTGATACTGAATAACCTCTCCTGCCTTCACGGGCAGATAAGCTGCTTTCCAGCTAACTCCTGCGTTGTCCACCACCGAACCATCCGCTGACATGACACGCCCGATAATATATGTGGTGGTTGAAGCATTCGTGACATCCGTAGTCACGCGGTTGGCCGCATTCACAGACGTTACAGTTTTGACGCCGAATACATCTGCGCCGGGTGTGAACCGCTCTCTGCTCTGATAAATCGCCGCTTCCGGCGTGGTCACCCGCACACGGAAGTAAGCGAAACCGTCCTGGGTTGCCACGCCCGATAAAACACCTGTTTTTTGGACTCCTTCCGACGAATAAGTCGCCAGATTCCCCACCACATTAAGGCTGGCGTCGAGCTGAATTATGTACGCCATCAGCTCGCCGGGTGTGGCGCTGCCAATCTCACCGTGATATTCGAGAACATCCCCTTTTTTTACCGGAACGTAAGCGGCACGCCATGACTCTCCGGCCGCATCAGTGCGGGTACCATCGGCATAAATCACCCGCCCGGCCACCCATGCAGTACTCTGAGATGAGGTAATATCAACAAGCGGTTTATTCGCCAGCACATTCTGATAACTGGCATAGCTTGCTACCCCTCCGGCGGCATCAATATCTGCCTCCACTAGAATTGTTTTTTTGCGCTGCGTCAGGGTGAATTCTGCCGTATCCCTCACCCGGACGTAAATATACCCGTCCTGAGTCGCAACTGCTGACAGCGTGGCTTTATCCGTTACGTTCCCGGTTGATATCCACTCAGCCAGAGATGCCACGAATGCTTTGTTGGCGTCCAGCTGGATAAGATACGCCATCTGTTCGCCAGCGGTGTTAGAGCCTACCGTCCCGCTATAGGTGACTGTCTCGCCCGCCCTGACTTTCAGATACCAGGCATTCCATGCAGGGCTCGATGCAGTAGAGCCATCAGCATATATCACCAGCCCGGCAACAATTTCCGCATCGCTTTTAGCATCCCCTGTAATGTATCCCGTTTTCAGAGCGCTCATCGACGGCATAGCTCTGCCCGTAGCCGCCAGCGTGCCACCGTTATTAATGTACTCATCCGCCAGTGTGCCGCCATCAGGGCTGCGTACATAGGTTGTTGAGCCATCCGGGATGTTTGCAATATCAGCCTGAGCATCGGCCAGCGTCATATACTGGCGGCTGAGAGGGATCAGGTTCTGTCGTGTTGCCTCTACAGCAACACCTGCGGCTGCTGTTATTTTTATTGCAGTCCCTGAAAGTGAGTCTTTCGCATTCCCAAAGCGATCAATGTATATATCGCTTTCAGTATTCATATAGTCATCAAAGGCTAACGCATTATCGTTAAGATCTTTCATGCTGTTAGACGGACGTGAATTTCCTGTGTTGTATCTTTGAGGCATATGATTTCCATGCAGGAGCTAAGCTGCTGTGTAGTTAATAATAACCCAACAATTATTTAATTGATGACGATTCGGAATTGGTAAAAGCCCAGATGCCGATACATATTAAAAATAAACCCGCGCATTTATTTAGAAGTTGGAAAGCTATTTTATTTATATATTAATCATTCGCGTCATTGCTCCCCCTAAAAAAGTACGACATTTATATCACGTATACTCTTCAATAATAACTATTCCGTCACGACCTGCTGCCCCCGGGTTAACTGGTCGTAATGGCCCATTTGAGCAGCCAGATGCACCAGAGCCATATCCGCCACCTGTTACGCCGGGATTGTTTATGGCCTGCACGGCTGCTCCAACTCCAAGCTGACTATTGGCTCCCCTTGAACCGATTGTGTATTCGGTTGATACAGCAACCCCTGACTCTGCTCCTGGCCCAGAAACACCAACGATATTCCATCCGGTAGGGCCGTTTGAGTTAGAGTTTGCCACTGGTTGAAATGGAGGGTTAGCCGGGCCTGCTGGCAATCCGGCTTTTCCTCCGGGTGCAATAATAAGATCTCCGACCGAGCTAGTCCCTCCATCCTCCCCATAAAGCGATGATGCAGTACCACCTTTTCCGCCCTGACCAATAGTGATCATTACTGACGTCAATGCGGATACATCATACATTCCCTCTGCGTATGCACCGGCACCACCACCATTACTCATAGATGTTTGTCCTGCTGCCGTTGCTGCTGCCGCAGAACTCCCCCCTCCACCGCCAAGAATTCTTATTTTCCACTTTTTAGCGCCAGATGATTTTGTAAACATGCCACTATTGGTAATAACTCTTGGCACGCCCAATATACGGCCAGTAATAACACCATTAATTGCTTTTAATATTTGCGAGTCGTCGTCAGGATTTAGTGTATATCCCAACCCTTCAACTAAGTTAACCATTTCCCTTTGAAATGTATTAAGCATTTCTGCATTAATAATTGTCGGCGATACACCATTAGCAACGTTACCGTTAGTATATTCGCCATTAGCATCAGCGGTATCTGTTGTACTTCCAACTTTTCTCATATTTACCTTCAGGATTTAATTTAAAGAGATATGTCCCGATGCAATATCAAATATCGTTGCAAATTCAGGAGTGACTTCATAGACCCCCTCATCATTGAAACCGAAATAGATATAGCCAAACTTGACCAGTGTATAAGACGGTGCCAGCGCGTTTATACGACACTCAAGCTGGCGATTCCCCCATGAGCGAAGTGGATCTCCGCAATAACTGAGTCCTACCCGCGCGTAGGATATCGTTGTGTCCTCTGCTTCTACCAACCAAACAAATGGCCAGTCATCACCGTTAATCCCATCACCACATACGGATAATCCCGTTCTCGCTTGCCGATATTCTTTGATGGATATGGTATAGCCCATCGCAGCGGCAATACCGATGAAATAACTTTTTGACTGACCGCCGGTACTTATTAATTTTGAGACGATTGCATTTTGTCGCTTGGCGATTGTGTCGACCTCGCCAATGGAGCAATCATCAGGTAATCCGAGTGTATTTTCCCAGTCAGTAAGCATGATGGTTGCCGTCTTCGGGAAAGCACCACTGAGTAGAGACTGAGAGTCGTTATCACTACGTTGATAGCTCCTTGCCAGTGCTCGAAGCACCGCCGTCTGCACTGCATTTCTATCTTTTGTCCAGGCTCTTCCTGACGGGATTAGTGCCTGTAGGGCTTTAAGATAGTCGTCAGTTGAGAAGAGGCTCATGTATAGTTCACCTCTCCACGAACGGCCATCTCACCTATTCCCGGCTCAATATTTGCAGATGGGGAAACCAGAATAAAACCAGCTGTCCCAGAAACATCCCCTATCGCACGGTTAAGGTCTGAAAGATAGATTTTTCCTGTTCCGAGAGGATCAGCAGATTCAAACAAAACGCTGTCAATAGCGTCAGCTATAGCAGCAGTTGTAGTGCTACTCGCATCAGAGATACCACTTATTTCAAAATCAATAACCCGCTCAGTAGGCGAACAGATGTAATTCAGGGAGGTGACAGGGGTAAGTGGGTACATATAATCGGCTACCCTTCCCTGATCGCCTGAAGCCTTCACTGCGCCCCATTCTTCCAGCTGCGATATACCATCCGTACCAACCGGGAACCCATGGTTTGTCTTGTCGTTGCCATCACACATGATGTAAATCACAACGGTTCCTGGGCCCATTCCTCTACGGCGGACCCATGCACGTGTAACACCGGATACTGCCAGAGCCCATGTACGATAATCAGTATCGCTGCCCCCCTGAGGCGGATTTTGAAACAACAGAAGACCGCGCTGGCGAAAATCCTCTTCATCCTCAATATCAGCACCGCCGGTGGCTGGCTGAATGAGCATGACCGTACTTTCAATGCCAGACACATTCGCATCAAGGGTCAGGATAGTACCGGCATCAGCATTTCCCAGGCTGCCACCTCCAGTGACATCATCGGCGATGTCAGGTAATACGGCGGTAACAGCAACTGTTGCTGTGCCAGAGCTGCCGATCGTTACACCAGCATCAGTAGTGTACTGATAACCATCCGATCGATTAATTACTGCTCCCGCATCTAACGTCCTCCCTGACGTCCCTTTGATTTGCGCTTCAGGTGATCGAGCAGCGGTGGCTGCTTTACGGTAGGCCTGTTTAAGCGCCATCCATCCAGCGAGCCATTCATCTGTCGATGTAAAAGGAGTGCATTGTCGGGCAATATAATCCAGATAGGCGTAATGCAAGTGCGCCATGCCAGCGTCCATATCCGCTAGCACCTTCAAATTTCCGAACCGGAGCAGCGCGCCGACCTTCTCCAGCTCCGCCTGCATGAACTGTTGATTTTCTGTTCTCAGCTCACTAAGCGTTTTTCTTTTAAATGGCATTGTTCAGTTGCTCCCATAACCAGAAGAATTTGAATTCTTGCCAGTCGCCGTCCGGGGGAAGATAACGGATGATAAGATTCAGCCTGTTTGGAAAAACGATTTCTGAGGTCGCCTGTATTTCCCTGGCGATTCCGTCACTTTTTATCCATGCCAGCGCTTCTTCAGCATACTGCTCCGCTCGCATAGCTACGTCGCGGGTCAGTTTTTCTCTCCGCAATAACCACAGACGTGAACCGATTGTCTTTTCATTTCCCAGATCACCCCACCATCCTCGGCGATCTGTCCCCTCATATGGGTCATCTGCGCGTGCAAGGCCATCGGTAAAAAGGCTGATCAGCACGGCGGTATGCATATCATTGTCAGAGGTGAGAATGCCGAAATTTTCCTGCCAGTCGGCCTGCATCTCATCAATATTCCAGAAGGATGAAATATCACTCATCAGATACCTTCTCTGTGGTTTTTTCACTGGTGACAGTGCTTTCTCCTGACTGAACCCCTTTCACTTCATGGTCGTGAATGTTGTAGGCGTCACGCAGTTGTTTTACGGTTTTGGTGTTTGAATTGCAGTTGTCTACAATGTCGCCGGTGCACTTAAACATCGGCGTGTTGGCAAGAATGGAATCAGAGGCATTAATAGTGACGGTAGTGGCATTATTAACCTCTACGTTTTTACCCTTAGCATCAACGAAGACTCCATTTTCTGTCAGAAGGATGTTCAGGCCCCACTGGTTGTACATTACTGTCTCGCCTGAATTAAGATCCGAATGACGATACCCCTGATGGTTGGTTGCTATGACCACTGGGTTTGAGCGATCGCCACCCAGGAACGCCAACACAACGTCTGTTCCGACAGGTAACCCAGAGGAAAACCCAAACTCCGCCAGTCTGTGGGCGTTAGCGACCTCCAGCGGAGTTTGATACTGCACGGTCTGAGTGCTGCCAGTATCTGTCATCGCAGTAATTCGCCCTACCCCTAACATGCTGGCAATACGGGTTGCAAACTTACGAATCTGGCTCATTGGTTGAATCCTGCGAGTTGTTGATAGAAGGCGTAGGGCTGAACGGCAAACGCTTCTGGAGGCATTAGCGTTAGCCTGGCATGGGTGCCATCGCTGTCGCGCATAAATGTTACGTCGGCAATCAGCAACTCGGTTTTAGGCAGCTTTAGCGTGGGAATATTTACGGGTATCAGCGTATTTGGCTCCCATAGCTTCCCAGCTTTATCCCGCCAGCTATCTATCGTGACGCTTAGTTGCTTTGAGCGGCCATAACGCCTGTTCATCTCCCAATCAATCGCGCGCTGTGCCTGCTGAGATGCCATCAGGGTGCTTTCAACGATAACGATACGCTTCCGGTAGCGCATCTTTGCTGCTTCCGGATCGCGCGCTGTGGCTAGAGTGACTGAGTCATAGGCAGTATCAGGTGAAAACCCAGCAATTGGTGAAACGCTCATCGAGATGCCAACATAGTCAGAAAACCTTTCCGACATATCAGCGCGGTAGTACGCCTGCTCTATATTTTCCCCTTCAGCCACACCACTGGCCGCCCGCCGTGTTCCCACCCGCGTCAGCAGAAGACTGCCATCCGGCAGGTCGTAATAAAGCAGCGCCGACCAGCGTGTGACCCGCTCGATGATTTCCTGCGGTGATTCTCCCCAGTTGATAGTGAACTGAGGCACATCAACCAGATCGTCAACATCGCATGAAACTTTGATGCCGTACCATGAGGAAAGCCGGGTAGTGATACTTAGCGCATCACTTTGGTTGATGACATTGTTTGGCCACTCTGCAGAGCAGTCCACCAGATCCTGACACTTGCTGCGCCCATTAGCCTGCACTTCATGTCTGGATCGTGTAATTGACGGCTCCCAGCTGTCAACATAGCCCGTCAGGACCAGATCATTCCCGATGCGCACTTCACAGGACTGCCCCTCCTGCACCAGCTGCTTATCATTAGTCCCTGGGTAATAGTCCATTAGCCCAAGACTAAAATCAGACGGGAAGCGCTCTATGCTTCTGGTAACACGAACTGAATCCCATCCCTCTATTATTTTATTACCTACCGTTAACCTAACCGTATCCAGATCTTCGCTCATTGCCGTAATACCTTCATCGAAACAGGCATAAATGCCGGATGGGGAACGCTGGACTCCTGAATCAGCTCATCCGCTCTGGAAGCATCCTGATACAGCCGACTGGCGAGAGTAAGCGCGGGAAGAGGCTGGGTTGAATTAAATTGCATTAGCTCGCTCAAACCGCCAGAAATTGCTGACATAGCCTCAAGAAATGAAGATCTGACCAGCAACAACTCACCGTATAAATCATCATCGGCTCTGTCACCAGCAACCAGAAGCGCCGCATCAAGCTGGTTAGCTACACGCCGGGTTATTTGCTCCGCTTCATCGCGGCTGGTAGGGTTGGAATCTGATGCCGCTGAAGCCATAGCGGCACTGCATAAGACGATAATCAGAGTATTAACGGTTTGCGCAATGTCAGCGCTTGAAGTCGAATTCTGATATTCGGTACTGGTTGCATTCGCCAGCTTTTCCAGTGCCGTAATACGCTCGTTAACACCACCGGTACAGTTGAGGATATAATTAATTAAGTCGGCTGCGCGCTGGATAAAATCATCAATAGTTGTTGAATTATTGAGCGTAGTAGCTGAGTCAGTAATTCCCTTCCTGTCCATAATGGCTTGAGCAGAAACCTGATCAGATAATAATTGGAAATCTTCCGTATCATCCGCAGATGTTCCACCCATCAATCCAGATGATGAGCCGCCTACAGTGCCTTTGCTATATCGACCATATCGCTCATTACCAAATGTTGATTTCAGCACATTACTGATATTTGTCACTTCATTAATGGTGCTGTTAACCATATTTGACCAAAAGCTTATCGTACTTTTTATTGTTTTTATTGCCTGGCTAACCCCACGCATTTCAGCTTTAACACGTGCGATGGTACTAAGAACCGTAGTACTTACCAGTTTCAGGTAGTTTGTTTTAACCGTTTTTGATGATGCACTACTGCCGGTTATAGCAAATACTTTAATGCCGGACTCAATGAGTGTCAGGGTGAACTCAAATACTCTCCCACTCTTCATATCTCCGGAAAGGCTTAGGCCATTTTCAGGTACAGAAACTGTCATCTCACCAAGAGTGGGATGAATTAGCGTCCCGCTGCCCTTGGTTTCACAAGCGGCGATCAATGCTATCCGCTGGGATATGACATCTCCACCACCGTATATGAGGCTATCCTGAACGAGGAACCCTTTGAGGACAAAACGACGGGTGCCTCGCCCCATATCCTCTATCCAGGCGGTATCCCTGTAAGGGTATTCATGCACTGCCTGACGGCGTCCGTGACTCCCCTCTTCACTGATGATGGCAAAGGGGACGCCACGGAAGGAGCATGGTCGAAGCTGACTTTGCCAGTCTTCAACCGTATCTCCCCCCATCAGGGATGTGATCGCATCCTGAATGATTGCCATCAATCCTCCGGAAATAAAAAACCGCCGGCACAGGCGGTGATATGTTAATAATTCATGGGAGTGATAATTTTTCCGTTATTTTCTACGTTATAGGTTTTTCTCTCTCCTTTATCGTTAATCATGGTTATTTCAAGCTTTAATGGATGTTCAGAAAGAGCATCCGTCAGAGAGCGAGTAATATTATCGGCCATGACATTAGTATCACCGACTCCATCAGTTGGAGCCAGTATGGAGGGCGTCCGTACATTACCTCCAGCACCAGAGATGATATCTCTTCGCTGTTGCGTAAGATTATCGCGGCTTCGCAAGCCTGACCACCGGTCATCCATAATGGCTGACTGTATCGCATTTTTCAGCTGCTCTTCCGTGTACGGTTGTGATCCCTGTTCATGCTGAATCATTGCAGCCATCAGATTTTTAAGTACTTCAGGGTTATGCAGATCAAGGCGTTGACGGGAGTCATAGCCAGTCCTGGCTGATACATCGTTAATATATTGCTGCGTTTTATTTTCAGTTCGCGGGGCATACGTATGAAGAATACCACCCGGAGTATTATTACCCCGATCACCATACAGCATTAGTTGACGAGCCATCGCCGCCAAACCATCCTCATCACTGGAGAACGTAGAAAAACCCTTATTTCTTCCTGTTGCGTTTGAGGCATCCCTCAAATTTCCAGGATTGTGATTTCTAAACCCAAGGGTGTTTTTACCATTAGGGTTATAGACGATGGGGCCACGTGAGGTTTCTGGTCTAATAATGGCGTTTACATCATCACGTAATTGCTGTGAGCGATCCTGATTATAAAAATACTGGCGATATTTCTTCCTGGACTCATCAGTCATTACGCCAGCAGTAAGCTGATTTTTCTCATTTCCGTTGAGGCTCTTCTGAAATTCAGGATCTGCCAGCGCTCTGCGCATCAGCTCGGAGTCGTCGCCTTTGTTTTGTCCAGCAAACCGCCCCATGGAAATGTTGTCGAAATTATTCGCCAGCATATCAGTAAAGCCATTCACCATATCGGTAAGGCCATTGGTATCAAGAGCGGCATAAACCTTACGTTCAAGCTTTGATTTGAATCCGTCCCAGGAAGCGCTCGCTTCCTTCACTGCAACATCGAAGCTTGTAAGTTGCTGGTTAAGTGCGGGATCCACCGTCAATCCTACCTTATCCGCTTTTGCCAGAAGACCAGCATATTTTGCTCCTTCACGCATAAGCGTGAGCATCTCAGGAGTTAAACCCATCGCATCAGCAAACGATTTTTGTTGATCTGGCCGAAGTTTGGGGAAAATCCTTGCGATGGACTCAAGCGTTCTTAGCGTGTTGACAGAACCATCATTATTTCTTTCAATCTGGGCGCCAATCTGAGCCATGGCGGCCATGACACCAGCATTTTTACCACTATTCGCCTCGTTGAGAGATTTGAAGATTCCCTCGATCGAGGATGCAGCACTATCACTGTCTGCCCCTACCAACTGAAGAGCCCCGGAAAGTCGGGAAAAGTCCTGAACACTCATAGCAGTATTTTGTGCATGTGTGTTCAGGTCATAAGCCCCTCTGGCTGCTTCCCGGTAGCTTTCCGCGAGCTTTCCTGTGGCATATGCCGCCCCACCAATGGAGCCAATAACTCCACCGACTAATCCCAGACCGGCAAACTTTCCCGCTAGCTCTCCCACTATTTTCATCGGAGGTATCATGTCACCGATAAACTGAACGTTATCGCGTGCAGTCCGGGCCATAATATCCAGCCTGGAATTATATCCATTCAGCCCATCAATCGTCTCCTGGCCGCCTAATTGAAGACCTTCACGGGTCTTATCAAGTTGTGGCTCAAGATTACGGACAGCCTCATCTATCCGAGCTATTGCTTCGCTGACATGATCCCCAGCCACCAGTTCAAAATCAAAAGAGTTACTCATCGCGTGAAGGTTTCCTGAGTTTGTTAATCCTGGAGGCCTGAGATATCCACCACTTCAGACGGGAGTAGGTCATGCCCCACGCCCTGTCCTCAGTCCAGCGGAAATAAAATGTCACTTCAGCAGCAAGTTCCTGCCATGCTGTCAGGGCTGCCAGGTCAAAAAACTGAGCAGATAAACCTCGCACTTGCGGAAGTCGATAAAATCCATCGGCTGTAAAACGCTTTCGCGGGTGTCAGATACCAGAGAAATGAGTAAGCGCATTGCCGCAAGAGAGGTTGAAGAAGACTGCTTTTCGTAAAACTGCTCAGCCTGGCTAAGTGTCGGCGCTTTAAGCTCAAGTTGCTCATAGCGCGTTTTCTGTGCCGTATCCTCAAGAGGCGTTGTAAGAACAATGATTTTCGTACGTTCTAATTCAGCCATCTTAGTTCTCCGTGACCTCAAACCCTTCCCAGCGAACATCGAACACTGCATCTTCGCTTTCAACTTCCTGGACGTTTACCGTCCAGAGCCCTCGACCAATGATTGTTTTGCCATTTGCCAGTTCCGCGATGACGTTGACATTGGTCTGTTTGTTAAAGCCCTGCACATTTGTGCCGCCACTATCGCGCAGGCGGGCAGAAATATACGGCGCAACAGGCTTTTCTTTGTAACCGTGTACGCCATCCATTCCGGTCAGCGTGGTACGGTTTACCGTTGAGGGCTGGTATTTGAACGAGCCTTCAACCATGACCGACACACCGTTAACGGTGACATAGGCAGTACCGGCAATGCGGTTAGAAGTATCAGCCATGACTTATGCTCCTGTTGATTCAGCCTGCAGGCGGAACTGGTTAAGCAGCGCAAAAATACGCAGTTGATTGATCAGGGTTCCCGGCCACAACACATCGACGCGGTTGGGATTTGATGCGTTTTGTTCAACGATAATATTTTTCGCGAACGCTTCGGCATCCTGTGCATAGCCGTTAAACACCAACGTCTGGTATTCAGCGATCTGATCGGCCTTGATGATATTAGGCGTGACAATCGGCTGCCCAGGTGCAAAACGGGTTCCATCTGCGGCCAGTTTCATTCGCCCGAATTTACTGGTCACGGCGGTACGAAGATAACGCGTGACGAACATCAGGCTGAACAATGTTTCTACCTGAAGATAGCTATCGTCTTCGTCGCCGTAGCTGTTTTTCTGATAGGTGGTGATGACGTTTTCAACGTTGACAGTCCCATCATCAGCGACGGTGTACGTTGAAATGCCGCTGTACAGCAGGTTGTTACGCTCAGTGAGTTCGAAACGGTCCTGCAGATCTGGTGCCAGTACGCCATAAACCGGCAGGCTCTGCAGCGGGCGGCCCGGATCATTGCGCAGACTCGGGGCAATAGCCCCAACCAGCGCCGCTGACCAGATGTAACGTGGCGTTGGAGAACGATAGACGCCCAGCAATGTTTCGTGCTGGTTATTACGCGCCTCACCCTTCGTTCCCAGCTCGGCATAAGTTCCAGACGTAGTACCGAAGGCGTGACCATAAAGTTGTTTATCCCACGCCCAGCGGCCAGAAGCATCGTTAAGAAACGCCTTCATCGCATCAAGAGACACGGTGTCGTCGTAGGGGTTAACGATAAAGTCGAAGGTTTTATCCTGAAGATTGCCGACCGCATCGACAAAATCAGGGGCACCTGCGCCACCAGACATTGTCGTGATCGTGAGAGTCAGTCCAGTCGGTGTGGCCTCACTCCCCTGCGTACCGAGATAGTTAAGGCGAATATCAATGCCATTGCCCAAAAGCCCAGCATTTTTTGCGGTAAGCTCGACGGTATCAGTGGCGTCAGATTTTACGGCAGCAGTGACAGGCAGATCGGTTTTCTTGGAAATGGCTGCTACCATCGCTGCGGCAATCTGTACTGGCGTATCAGTTGCCAGGACTGTCATTTGCACGCGGATCCCGGCGATATAGAGCGAGATAACCCCAGTCTCAGAAGCCTGCGAGGTGACTTTGATAGTCCCTTTAGCAACTGTCATAGATTCAGAGTCATCTGCCAGAGGCAGGATCCAGACTTCTGCAGCGGTATCATTCTTTTGATACGCCGTCATCATTCCATGCAACTGAGAACCTTTGCCACTCAGGTCCCCTACTCCATTCGGGGAGGAAACTTTAACAGGGATATTGGGCACCGCTGATCCACTGGACTGCATCTGCCCAATCAGCAGAGTGCGCTGGGTTGCCGTAGCGGTATTGGCCATGGAGTTGTCAAACTCCACGTAAAACAACGGCGTCCGGAGGTTACTGGGGACGCGTGAAAACGGAACGGTCATTTACTGTCGCCCTCTTTTTGAACGGTGCTCTTTACACCTTTTTCCTGAACCGGGATTACGTCGCCATCCTTCAGTCGGCGGCGCCAGAATGTATTATCCGGCACGTCAGCGCCTTCTTTGGGCAATGCTTCGCCCCGGACAGGACAGCGCACGCTGAGCCCATCTTTAGGTTTTACAAACATGGATTACTCCTGCAGGTTAATACTGGTTCCCGGTCGCGGCGTACCGTCAGGCATTTCGACTGTGATATCGATCCCCTCCAGCAACGGCGGGGCGATGGGATAAAAGTCCTCCGGCCCCTGATAATGTTCGATATCGATTTCGAACAGCAGTTGGCCCAGATGCGCCTCACCGTCAGCGTCAACATTAATGGTCGACCGGACTTCCGCGTACTTCTGAATTTTACGGGTGAGCTCGTAGCTGTTGATGACTGCCCTTTCCACCTGCTCGCGCAGGTCCTCCAGCGCGGTCTCGGCTCGCATTGCGCCGTCATCATCGGTTTCCCCGTCATACTCCTGGACGCGGCCAGTAATGCGGACAGTGGTCACCGTAGTGAACGCTGGCGTATTCCGTCCCTGCGCCTTTTTATGATCGAACGGGGTTTGTACCAGCAGCGCCGGATAAAGCGCCGCCGAGGTTGGCCAGTCCCGCGGAGAATAAACATGGTCGCCGGCATCGGTGTTCCCGACCAGCGCCGTCACCACCATTTTGCGAATAGCTGATGCATTCATCGTGATTTCACCACATTGAGAACAAGGCGGGATCCGCCATGACTGTCAGGCTCGACATTGGACACCACGAATAACTGATTAATGACGTTGCCGCCGACGGTTTTAATAAACACCCGATCCGATACTTCAGGCTGAGGTTTCCCCAGCTTGCGGAACTCGGCATCACGTACGCCGAGCATCGGACTGGAGGTATTGATCACTGAATCCCCGTCGAGGTTTTCAGCAGCCTGGGCATACCCACGGTCAAAAATGCCGTTAATTGTGAAAGGAGCACCGTCTTTGGGACGGTACTCGTGTTCATCGCCGAAGACGCCATGTAGCGGACTCAACAGGTGTAAATCCCAGTCCACTCCCATCGCGCTTACTCCGTAGTAATTTTCACGCCACGCGCAGCAGATATCGCGCGCTGCCGAAGAACTTGAACATCGGCGATCACACCTGCAGCCAGCAGACGTTCTGCGTCCTTACCGGAGACCGGAATACGCAGATTTTCGCGGTAAATCTCGCCGTCATGGCGAATGCAGTTCCCCTTCAGAACGACGTATTCAGGGGCGTCGGTTTCATCTTCAGCGCCGTCCACATCATCTGCTGAATCACCGTCTGTTTCGTCATGCTGTTGGTTATCCTGAACGATTCCGCCTGCATTCAGATCGTCAACATTCAGGCCTTCTTCGGCGGTACCTTCCGCATTCAGATCATCCACCGACCCGGTTTTGGTTGCTTTAGCCATATCAGACCACCGTTGCACAGAGGGATGCGTTGACCCGGCTCGGAATAACAAGCGGGGAGGATTGCATCAGGATAAGGCGTTGTGCCGGATCTTCTTTTACCCAGGACTTGGGCGCATAGGCCAGCGGGCCGTAGTTGAATGCCGGGTCCAGAATGACGCCAAAGGCGCGGGTACCCATCAGGTCCGCACCGCTCATGATGACTGCACCATCAGGGATCATCGGCTTCTCGACATTATCGAGCGGGTCAATAAACCAGTCGTTATACAACCAGAGGTCAAAGTTACCCCAGCGGCCTTTATAGATAGCCCCCTTCATCACCTGTGGGCCCGCATTAATCTGGTTACCAAACGGGCTCAGCGCCGGGAATGTGATGGCGTTATCCTTAATGGTGGTATCGAGTCGGAATGCACGCCACGACTTATTCGTGAAGACCAGGTCAGTGGCGACAGAACCGGACTCTTTCAGGAAAGTGGTCTGCCAGGCTTCGATATCATCAGAAGGCTGGGTATTGGTCGCGCCTGCGGCAACGGTCAGCGGCCATTTGTCCGAACCGCTCAGGGTGATGGTCAGGTCGGAAGCACGACCAAAATCCACCACTTTAGTTTCGTAACCTTCCCCGGTGACCGTGACGGTCCCGGACACCAGCGCGCTGGCCGCCATCCACTCCAGACGACGGTTGATCATGTCGATCTGGTCAGCCATTTCAAACTGCAGATTTAACATTTCACGTTCGGCAGCAGTGTATTCGCCACCAATTCGCTCGCCAATCTGACGACGAATCGGTTTACGCAGATCAGGGGCGCGCTTGTCTTTGATGTACGCAGGTTTGAAGGTATTGGTCTGGTATTTACGGGACTCGACCAGCTTGCCCTCCACCAGCGGAGAGACAAACGGCGCCATACGACGCAGGCCGACATCGACATCAATCGCCACCTCTTCAGTCTCGTAGGTCACGACATTCGGGAAGAAGCGATCCAGTAACCAGTTCTGACTTGTTTTCAGGTTAGGAACGACCTGTGCCAGCACGCTGGTATCAAAAATATTTTCCATATTCAGTCTCTTAATAATGCCAGCTGCACGCTGGCAAAAATTGGAATGAGTCAGCCCCTGCCGGTTAAAGCATTAGATCAGGAGTGAGAGGGGTAAATCAGGAAGTGGCTACAGGGGCCTGAGTGCTGTCTTTCAGGAAAATAGCCAGCGGTCGAAGGGCTGTTTTCAGTGCCGGAATGGCCCAGGAGTTATCAAAGATAATGTGGTTCTGGTTGAACTCGCCCATCAGATACAGGCCGCCATTCTGATCTGCAGTTGACGCATCAACATTATCAACCAGAATCGCCACCGGGGTTTCGCTACCATCGGTTGCCGTCTTCACACTCAGTTTATACTTCCCACTGGCGGTGACCATCCCCAGTACGGTTCCACGTTTATAGGTACCACCGGTAATAATGCCGGTGTCCGTAACAAGCTGAAGCGTCCCGGCGATGAGCTGGTCGGGTAAAAACAACGAACTTTCCATACCCGGGGCGAACTGATTCTGACCAAACTGATCCATTATTTTTCCCCTTTCGTGGAGTTGTAGAGACTGGTCATTTTGCTCACCAGTGCCGATTTACCGCTGGCTGGTTTCCCTCCATCCAGCCCAATCCGGACATTCTCACTTTCCTGCATGCGCTGATCGAGAGAACGCTTGCCCGTTGCCTGGGGTTGAGTAGTTGGCACGGTAGATGCCAGAATGTTGATAGCAGCCGCAGCGCTCATCCCGGTATTGAATGCGAGCGAGGCGGCCAGCGATGGGTTCGCAGCAGCGTGCTTACTGCTGAAGATGCGGGCGCAACGTTTACGCTCAGCAATGCGGGCACTTTTAGCCACTTTGCCTTCTTTGCGGTCGTCGTCATCGTCGGATTCATCCTCTTCGGAAGCATCTGGATCGTCATCGTCATCTTCCGCATCGTCGTCGCGTTCATCTTCTTCGGCGTCGTCGTCACGCTCATCGTCTTCCGCGTCATCATCGCGCTCGTCTTCTTCCGCGCGACGGGCTTTCGCCTTTTTGGATTTTTTATCGTCTTCCTCTTCGGAAGCTGATACACCAAGTCCAATAAGGTGGGCGAAACTAAACGGTTTCTTTGCCATTTCAGGCTCCTGTTTTTTCAAGTAAATGTCTGAACGCAGCATCCGGAGGGCATACCTCATCAGCCAGTCCAAGCTCCACACCATCAGCAGCCATAAAACAGGCGGCCTGAGTACTTTTAATCACCTTCGCGCTTATGCCGCGATTTCTGGCGACGGTATTTACGAACAATTCCCCCATGGCATTAATATCCTGCTGGATGGCATTAAACGCTTCTTCAGAAAGTTCCCGTAATGGCGAGCCTTCTGCTTTACGGCTTCCGAAGGTAATGATCGTCACTTTCAGGCCGTCGTCTTTAATTCGCTGCGTCCAGTCCAGGTGCATGGTGATAACACCGACGGAACCAACACCGCCGGTCCGGGGAACAGAAATACGGTCAGCAGCGCTGGCAATCGCATACGCCGCGGAATACGCATTTTCGGTCAGAATGGCATGGATAGGTTTCATGCCCCGGGCGTTGTAGATTTCATCAACGAGATCAAAACAGCCAGCGACCTCCCCACCCGGAGAGTCAATATCCAGGCAAATGCCGTTGACCTCCGGGTCCGCCAGCGCGGTCAGAAATGACTGGCGGATGCCGTCATAACCGGTCATGCCGCTGTACGGCCTCAGGCATCCCAGCTTTTGAACCAGCGTGCCGCAAACTGGGATAACGGCAATCCCGCCTACGTTGTCGTATCCAGGATCGCGCTTTGACTCCCGACTGCGATTGCCGTCGTAGCCGTACCAGTCATCATCTTCCATAGCCAGGGAGGATTCGATTCTGCTGATACCAAACCGATCCATGACCGCAGCCATAATGACCTCGGCTTTATTTGGGTGAAGGGCGAGCGGCGTATTAAACAGCCGCTGCGCCAGATGAGGTAGATTCACTTTTCCTCCGGGTCTTTAATTGTCTCGCTGGCGAATTGATCCGCCTGCGCCCAACTGGGTAATGGAAGACCACGCTCCAGACAGGCATCGATTTCGCGTTTGCGCTGATCCATCACCTCTTCCCAATCTTCGCCGGCGTTTTCAGCCACTTCCATTTCCAGAGTGGACAGACCGGCATCAAGCCCGAGGATCGCGCCTTTCTTCTCAGCAACCGGGTCCACCCATCCACGTCCCGGCCCCATCCATCGCGCACGGCAATATGCCGCTTTGGCCTCAAGAAAATCTGGCGCTCCGGAAGGCAAAGGCAACGATTCAATACTATGAATTTCTTCTACAAATGCAGAAGCGACTGGTTGAGCGGTTCCGGTTGCAAAATCGTCACGGCGACGAGTTAGCGTTTTCCAGGCTTCCAGCATGGCTGCACGCGCAGATGAATAGTTAACATCCGACCAGTCCTGAGTAACCTGCTGGGTGGATAATCCTGTAGCTGCGGCGATATTCCGTAATACCGCGCTTTCGAACCCGTCAAAGTTACTGGTTGGACGAGCCGCGTCCAGAGTAACTATTTTTTCATTAGGGAAGAGATGAGGGATTCGGGCGCCATTCTGAAGATTAAGGCGCTTATCCTGGTAATACTCAGTTCGCTGAGTCTGATATGCACTCAGTTCATCACCATCACCAAAGCCTGTATCACCAAGGGCTGAAGACACCATCTGGGCATCATATGGTGATTCAACGTAGGCACCGAAGATGGCATTCAGAATTGCCGCCTCAAGCTCAGACTCATCATATTTAATCAGCATTTTCAGGCGCTGCACTATAGGTGCTAGTATTCCTACCCCCCTGTGTTGCGACCCCCGTTCCATATCAAAATCATGGATCACTATCGGACGTCCCCATGATGTTTCACGAGGAATGCGCTGCCATGTCATGGTTTTCGCTCCACTCCACCAGTCGCCGATATGCGCTTCACGGATGTAGTAAGCGACAGGTGCTCCATCGGCATCAATCTCCACGCCGCCACGAATATTCGGCATGTCGAAATTCTGCTGTGGGTTACTGAGTCTGTCAGGATCGACGACCTGTACCGTCGTGGCATACTGTCCGCGTCCGGGGCCTAAACGGTCGCGTCGATACTGAAGAATCAATAACGAATCGCCATCGAGCAACTTGTGACGAAATCCTAGCCGTAGCATCTGAGAAACTGTTTGTTTTCGCTCAACATCACAATATCGTCCGGGATCATTTGCCCATGATCGCCAGTGCGCTTCAATCACCTTTCCGTACTCATCCGCCCAGGTAGCATCAAACGCCTTATTGCCCGTAATAAGACGCAACATCCGATAATCGGGTTTAAAGATTGGTCGATAATTCGCACCAACCGCATTATCCAGAACGCGTGTTATTGTCCCTGACGCCCATCCGTCATTACGTGCCAGGTCCCGCATTCGAGACACAATGCGATCACGATAGATATTAATTTCATTATCTGGTGACCACAGAGCAGGCTGCCAGTTGGCCATTTGATCGCTAAAGGAGTCCGCCGCGTCATATGGAACTCTGCCGCTGCCTGACAACGCCCCGTACTTCATTTTCTGAGTAGATGGCGGCAAAGGACGTCCGTCAGCCCCTAAGATTTGCACACTCATCAGTACCTCACCCGTATTGGACGTCTTCTGGAAATCCCAAGCATTGCCTGTATCGTTTGAATCAGCGCCAGCAAATCACCGAGACTTGTCTGCTGATAGGTTACTGTTCGAGTGCCGTCGCCTTGTGTGTACGAAAAAGAGACACCTTTCGCACCCGTTGACAGGTCGATATATGCCTGCTGCGCCTGACTAAGCGCCGCCTGTAATTGTTCAGTACTCATTCCGGTCAGTAACGTTGTGATTTGTGGCACGGGGCCTCCTTATGGCAAGAGTTGCGAGATCCGCTTTCGTCTTGGTTTTTCATCTGGCTGCTCAACAATGACGGCGCCCGGTAACTCGTAACTAATTTTTTCTTCGGGTACAGGAGGAGCTGGCAGGAATTTATCGGGGTCAGCGGCAAGGTTGGCTGCCCGAACGTTGAGTTTTAACCCCATATGTTTTAGCCCACATAGAGCCGCATAACTGTAAACAAGACAGTCGAGCGCTTCGTTTGCCCTCCCCGGTATCTGTTCCCAGACGCTATAACGCTGACCCGCAGTGACTTTGTAAACCAGTCGCTCTGCCAGTAGCTGGTTAAAATATCCGAGGTCACGATCATCCGGGAAGTGCATATAGCCCGCACCTGCAGTACCTAAAGCCGGCGGTTCAAGATGCAGGCGACCACGGACAACATCTTTCGCAGAGTTCACGCCAAGAATAATTGGCCTGAAGCTGGCTTTACTTTTCGATGTCGGTCGCTTGGTTGGCCAGACGGGGTTGCGTTTGCCCCCCTGCGCAGACTCCCCCTTGATAGCCCAGATACGACGCCCAAGGCGCTCTTTACAGAACTCATAAACCTTTTGGGTATGGTGACCACCGGAGTCCATACATGCAGCCAGAATATTCAGCCCTCGCCCGTCACCACGTCGCCATATCTGTTTCAGGTACGCATCGAGGCGCTTCCACGGCTCCTCAGTTTCCAGATCGCCATAAATGACGTCATGCGCAACTGACCACGATTCTTCGTCCCGACCCCAGCCAGTGATCGTGATTTCGAATCGGTCATCCTGGGTATCGACGCCGGCAGTTAATAATGCCACGCCATCAGGAACGACGGCCGGAAAGACTTCACGGCGCGCCAGCAGAACATCAACCGGGAGCTGTTTCCCATGGTTGGGCCGGTGCGGCAACCCCATCTGGGTGTTCCACCAGGCCTGTTCTTTATCCGGATCGCCTTTTGCATCGAGGTATTTTTTCGCAATATCCGATGGCTTGTCTTTTTGCCAGGGACTGAAGAGTTTTGACGCCTGGTACCCGGCGTGTTGATTATCCAGCGCCTCGGCCCCGCAGTCCGGGCAAATCGCCCGGTATACGGCATGCCGTTCCGACTCCGACCAGCGCCAGACAGTATCAACACTCCCCTCATCGCCTTCATGCCATTTCTGATCATATTCCATTAATGGAGAATGGCGGGAACCACAGCATTCAAACGGTTTAGTCTGGTGCCAGCGAATTGTCTGTAATGCCCGCAGACGCTCGCCTTCCGACCAGCCAGCGCCACAACATTCACAATGGATCATGGCCGCTTTGGTCAGATGCTTATCACCTTCTTTCGGCCACTGGACATGTTTGAAGAAATCAAGGAACTGTCGGTGCCCGCAGTGGGGGCAAACTACAGAGGCCCGCCGCTGATCTGAATCTTCGTAACTGGCAGCAATCCGGCTTTCATCTTCGACCGTCGGCGAACAAGCCCGCACAGACAGCCAGTTAAGGCCAAATGTCGCGGTTCGCTCTTCCGCCAGGGCAATGGGATCACCCTCACGAGTAATCGGGTATTTATCCACCTCATCCGCCAGCAAAACACGGATAGGACGGCGCGCAAGGTTATCAGGGCTACCGGCGCCAGCCAGCGCCAGGAATCCACCGGTGAAGGCTTTATACAAAATGGTTTCTTTCGAACTCTTCTGTTTTGAGTCACCGATGATATTACGCAGCACAGGTGTCACGCGTACTAGCGGACTAATACGCTCTTTCGAAAACTGCTCTGCTGCTTCCTCTTTCGGCTGCAGGAGCAAAATCGGGCATGGATCGAGGTGTGCGAAATAACCGAACAGATTTTCCAGCAGCGCGGTTTTCATCAACTGAGTACAGCACATCACGGTAATAACGTGGACGCCCGATTCAGTCGCGGCCAGCATAGGACCGCGGGCGATCTCTACCGTTGATGTTTCCCAGTTACCAGAGGTGCTGCCAGCTTCTTTAGCCAGCTTCCGGTAGTCATCGGCCCATTGCGGGACGCTGATGCGCGGCGGCGGTGTCCACCCTTTTCGGACACTCAGTTGAAGACGCTCAATCTTCCGCTGGGTTAAACTCTGGTTCTCCGAGGACTGAGATCTGTTTGTGGACATGTTCAATCAGCACCTCTGTCATCCTGTCCGCCGGCACATTCAGATCGGCGGCTATCAGCGGTGCCACGCGTGAAGGCCAGTTCAGCCATGCATCACGCTGCTGGCGAAAGGCGTTAAACAGGACCTCCTCGGCGATGGCCAATTCAATTGTCTGGCCGCTGTCTTTTTCATACTGAAGCTTTGCCTGCAGGGCCATGTAATTTTCACGGATCCGCGCGGCCTCTTCCCTGGAAAGGTCGGCACCTTCTGTAAGCATTATCTGGCGAACGGTTTCATCAATTTCATCGTCGCCATCATTCCGGGGTGCTACGGTTTTTTTCTTCTTCGCGTTTGAAGCCCGCGGATCTTTTCCATCGCGGTTTTTCTTCAGCGCGGAATCGCTCGCTTCAACATCAATCAGGTCGCCATCCATGACGATAAACCGACCAGCCTTGATCCATCGGCCAATGGTCTTGCGATCGACGCCTGAATGTTGTGCGTACTGACTCTGGTTCATAGTGGTCATGGGGCATCACCTGGGACATTTTTGGGGTGGGACATTTACCTTGGACATTTTTGCAATGTCCCACACGAATGTCCCACTGGAATAAATGGAATAATCCGTGCTGGCTCTGGCGCGGCTGGCGATCCCTTGGGGTGGGACATGGGACACAAAATAAAAAGTTGTAGCTACAAAAACACCGCGGCGCGCAATGCCCGTGCCTTACAAAAGCCTCAGGAAGGACCCATTTTTTTGTATGACGGAATTTGAAAACATTTTTTTACATAGCATCACATTGAATCACACCCTATCATTGTCACGATTAATGCAAGGGGATAATGATGAAAAAAGTTAGTTTTATTAATGCGGCCCTGGCTGCCGTTTTGCTCACATCTTTTTCTGCAAGCGCTCAATGGCTTACTAAAGTAGATGATGACCTGTTCACAGGCGGGAAAAAGGCTGTGATGCTAGGCAGCTTGTCATCCTCAAACTCTGGGCTGATTTTCGATTGCACCAAGAATAAATTAACAGTTGCGTACGTAGAAACTGACAAAACAAGTGACTCCATTCCCACGGTAGAAATGGATTTAATCATCAAGATTGATGACAATCCAATCAATAAGCTTGAGGCGTCTCTGTCACGTAGAAACGCCCAGTCAATCGAGGTTGAAGCTGTTGATGCAGAGAAAATAACCGTAGTGCTTAAGCAATTACAAAGCGCTAAATCTAAAGTTCTTGTTGGTGTGCAAACACCAGATGGCGGTAACCAATCCTCGTTCTCAGGTAATGCATCTGGTTCGACCACTGCAACTAATAGCTTTATAAAAGCATGTGAGATATCTCTGTAACTCACATCCCAGTAAGGGACATCATTGTCCCTTACTTAGCCGTCCTGATAGCCTCAGCAATCGCTTTACTCAGCGCAGCAGGCATCAATGCCTCTGCCATAGCCTTCGAGCGGTCCATATATCCCAACACAGGCGTTACAGGAAGCGCATCGCCAAACCTCACCAGCAGCTTAGGGGGTCTCTGTTTTGGTCTAGGCCTGCGTGTACCATTAGGAGAGCGCTTAGCCCTCTTCTTCTTCGCCGGTTTTGGTTTACGACGCTGCCAGACCGCATTGACATTATTCACATCACCAATGAACACGTTCGACTTTGCTTTCAACTGCGAAAGTTTATTTCGCGGCATATTACCGTATTTGTTCAGCTTGATGTTTTTGGGGTTAAGCAACGCTGAGCTGTTCAGCTTATGATCGCCGCCAAATTCGAAAGGCTCCAGGTAACCTGCAGCGATATCTCGCACATAAACTTTCGCGCGGAGGTTATTCTTTCTGGCCCCCGATGAGCCCACAGCATTAACCGTGAACGGCGTCGGCGATTCCAGCTTTCGACCCAATGCGACTTTTTGCGCTGCGGCAATTTCCCGCACGACGGCCGTCATGGCCTGAGCAGCGGCGAATGGAATCTGCTTCTGCAACTGCCTAAGCTGCAGGGATAAGTCCTTAAGCGTTGCCATGCTGCCCCACTATTGTTAATAGTCATTAGAAAATCCACCCGTAGGTGGTCTTTGTGATGATTATTGCTCTAATTTTATCTTATTTCAGCTAATCGACATTCTCGGTCTGGGCGAATCAATAAATCGCCAGTAAGCACGGTACCACCATGAATAACAATCATTCTTTCTGACACATCTTGAAGAGATTCAACCCTAGCGGTATTGATCACTGAGCATTTCTCTCCTTTGCTAGTAACACCAGTAAAGGATAATCCGGTATTTATTATGTAAACTTTACCAGTGTCAGGATCCTCACCAACCAACCCCTTTCCTTTGATTAGCTTAATTTTTAGGTACATACAATTTCCTCTGAGTTAATGGAGGAAATAGAATAATTCTATTTCCTTTTTTTGAAAGCATTATCGAAGCCACTCAGGTAGTGGCTCCTGTAATGCCAATGAAAAAAACCGCCGCAGCGAGTCAGGCAAAAACACACTTTAAACCAACTCACCAATGAATTTTGCACTTACTCTAAGCCGAGCCTGAGGGACTCCTTTAACGGCCCCTGATAAAAGGTAACCCCCTTGCACTTCTACAATGCTCATTTCCATCGTGTAGTCATTTACACCTTGAATGACATTGACCGCCTGAGGATTATGCTGAGAAACATGCAAATCTAATGTATCGCCCTGAATATGCCCTTGGTAGGTAAATCCGAAATCCCCACCGTTGATGGCGTTTTCTTTTACTACTACAGTGCCCTGTCCAACGTCATGGTCATTGCTGCTGAAAGTAACGAAGTAAATACCGTTTTTCATGTCTCACCTTATGTGTGAAGCCAATTGGCAAAGACATTATAGGCATGCAAATTAAGGGGAGAAAAGTGGCATTTTAGTAATTGCCGCATATCACCCATTCTTCCCTCTAAATATTTCAGCCCGACGTATATCAGCCTTATCCCGGTTGCACTGGCCCAGCGCCGATAGCAGGCTGACGTTTAAATCCAGGCTTTGGCCCCACGTCAGGTTGTCAGGGATTTCCGGTTGCGGGGTGTCAGCTGTCAGGCTGGCCGGCAGCGGTATCACTGGCACTTTGACGTAAACCATTCGCGTATTGCTGCAGCCGCTTAACTGCGCCAGCAGGCACATGGCGATTAGTGCAATCATCATTCGCAACAGCAACCCTGATATCAGCCGTGGCTCCCGATGTGTCCAGTGCGATCTGCTCTTTTGCATTTTTGTTAGCCTCGGCGATGGAGTTGAATATCGTCATGGTGGTCAGTACGTTGGAGGTGATGGCCTGAGCGGTATTTACCTGCTGCTCAGCAGTTTCGGCTCTGGCTTCCTGCTGACTGGCGGCGTTGTGGTAATACATAACCAGCCAGCCAAGGCAGGCGACCAGACAGATAACCACGGCGATGATAATGGCGGTTAATCGGCTCATGACATGATTACCCCGATTGCCAGAAGATATGGCCACGCATCGTTGCCGTTAAAGGCAAGCAGCGCAGCCATGATGAAGCAAATCATGTTCATTTCTGCCCCCACAGACAAACTTCACGCTCAATCTCGCGGCGGGTTATCAGGCCTTTCCACTGTTTGCCCTTGGCGTAGGTCCAGCGGCGCAACTGGTCACATGCGCCTTTCTGGTCGCCCTGGTTGATTTTGCGTAGCAGCGTGGAGGTCTGAAAGTTTCCGGCACCGACGTTATAGGCGAACGAGTACAGAGCCCCGCGCATTGTTACCGGAATCGGCTTCTGGATGTACGGGTCAATCTGGCGGGCGACGGTGGTAAGGTCCCTGTTGAGCAGGGACCGGCATTCAGACTCGGTATAGGTCTTTCCGAGCACAATATCTTTGCCGGTGTGGCCATAGCAGACTGTCCAGACACCCACAACATCCTGATACGGCTTATACCTCACCCCTTCCAGACCATCATTACCGGTTGGCCCGGTTATTAGAGCGGAAGCGATCGCAATAGCGCCGCCCGTGACCGCTGCAATAACAGTTTTTTGCAGTGCTGGAGACATTATTCCCCCCTGGCAGCTTTGCGCCGGTCTTCTTTAATTTTGAAATACAAATTTGTCAGGTAAGTAAGGAAGCCAAATACCAGACTCCCAAGAACGCCAATGGCAGCCCACTGGGATGGGGATACTTTGTCGAGTAGCTGCAGTATCCAGAACCCCGCGCTACCTGCGGAAGAACCGTAGGCAATGCCCGTTGTGAGTTTGTCCATTCTGTACATACTCCACCCCCGTTAGTTACGGATGGCGCTGTGTTTTAAAGGGGTCAGGCCCGTCAGGCTGGATTTAACAACGAAGCATGTCGATGATGATTCCTGCGGGACCTGATAATAAAAAAGCCATGCAAATGCATGGCCTTGTGATTTGAATCCGTTATTTACAAAAAGTAGTCAAGACAGTATCTTTCGACTTCCGGACAAAAAAACATATACCGGGACAAAATCTAAATGTAACTGCCTTGCCTGCATGAAACCATGCGGGCTTTTTTTTGCCCAAAGAAAAGGCCCACCGGAATGGCAGGCCTTTAGATAGGGTTATGCAGTATGTGTGTGGTGCCGGGTGCCTCCCGGTGAGTCGCTGCCAGGTCAGGAACGACTCGCAATAAGCGCAAAAAAATAACTCGACCTGGCATTGCCCCTCCGCACAGGGGGATTCACCACCCCAGAAATTTAACATCTGCCAATTTCATTTTCAATGCTATACGACGATGTGACAGGGGTACTGATGCAATGCATCTCGCGAATACCCCTGTCGTATCGCCGGAAAGCAAAAACCCCGCATTGGCGGGGTTCTCGTTATATTCAAATTGTCGCTTCTCATCGCTGCCATCGTGGCGCAGCTCTGCCAAGCATGAATGGATTATCTAAACTTTTGGGTGAAAATCAATTATAAAATGAACCTTGAGCACAAAAAGCTAAAACCTAACTCCTCAGGTTTTTGCGTGCAGATAGAAATGCCCTTCCCTGAAATATCTTAAGGCACCATTTCACGCGCTCTCTTGCCTGGTCTGCCGTCAGCCATGGGGCTATCTTCTGAAGCTCCCTGGTAATATCAGATATTTTTTTTCTCGTCGTGTAATAGCTCAGCCCAACAATATAAACAGGGTCGTTAACATCAAAGGCATCGAGCACGCATTTCTCCACAAAATCAGCATCATCATCACTGATAGCGCTGTCTATGACGCTAGTCTCTGGCTTTGGCCATAAAATTATCTGAGCCCTCTTCAGGGCATTAGGCCCGCGAAATCCCTCCCTCCTTGCCTGTTCAAGCGCAGCAGTGAAACGCTCCAGAGCTTTGTCTGACCATCTGACCCCTTTGATGGCCCACCAGCATGAATGCGTTGTAGGCTTGCGGGGAAAAGTAGCACCTCGTAGACTCTCCCCCCAGACAGTGAGCAGGGATTTAATCCAGGCAGACTGAATACCGGTAAGCAATTCTGGGCGTCCGAGGTATCGTTTATGCGTGGCAACCGCGACTTCTGACATAGCGGCATTTTGTCTACGGCGTTGCATTGGAGTCATGCTGTCTCTCCCCGGATCTGGCAGGTGCGTATAAAGTTTTTGAGGATGCGGTAGTCAACTAATACAGTGCCGCGATGACGGCAAAGACGAAGCTTTTTCCAGCGGTAGCGGATCCGCTCGATTGCGTCACGGCTCATGCGGTCACCTTCTTATCAATGGCAAACTGCGCCAGCGCCATAAACGCGTGGCCTTTCGCTTCCAGTTCGGTGCGGTTGATGTAGCTGAATTTCTCGCCTCGCCAGGTCTTATCAAATACAGCTATGGCACCAGCAAAAAACGCGCTGGTCGGCCTTTGTTTGTCGTTGGCGGGTTTAAACCAGACAGGCAGATCGAAACCAATTCGCCCGCGGATAAAGCAAACATGATCCGCATCTTCTGGCCACCATGTTTCGCTCGTTGCGGATTTGACCAGGAACACATAGCGGCCGCCCTTCTCTCGTTGCGCTGCTGCGTAGTTCATGATGTGAGTCATGCCAGTGATAGCTTGCTTTTCGTGGTATTGAGAACGGCTGTAAGGGGGGTTGCCAAATGCAGCGCCACCAATTGAGTCCAGCATTTCCGACCAGTCCTGTGTCAGCGCGTTATCTTCTACGGTGTACCAGACAGGGCATTTTGCATTGCTGTCATCAGCAAACAGGTCCAGCATCAACGGACCAAACATTGCGTTGATACCCCAGAAAAGCGGATCCGGCGTTCGCCACTGGTCGCCAACCTCTTTTAAATAATGTGATGGTGCGTTGCGAAGGGCTGCTAGAGATTCGCCGTAAGGATTAGTCATGCTGTGGTCTCCCCTAACTCCTGGAGAACCTGGCTCAGTAACTCAGCTTCAGTACCGAATTTTTCCTCCCATGACTTACGCCCAGCGTGAATAGCAACACCGTGGCCGCCGGTGCGGTGATGTGCGTGGCAAAGAGGGATTACGTGGAAATTATCAGCGCGGACAGACAAGCCAGTACCAGAACTGCAGTGATGGATTTCAGCGGGTGATTCACCGTATTCAAGGTTGCGGCAAACTATGCAGCCCAGAGCGGCTACGCGGCTGATATGCAGCTTTTCAGCTTTGGTTTTTGATTTGCTCATACCGCACCACCTGGATGCGACAGACAAACGGAAACACCGCGCACTGAGGCACGGCGTAAAATGGCGTTGATGCGTTTTTGCGTCATCACTTTACTCCGGTGATGGCGCGATAGGTTCGGTGTTCAGCCGAGGTGATTAGTATAAATCACTTTTTCTTCTTCCGGAAGAATACTTTACACTCCTCGTGAGATTCCTTTGTGATTACAATCTCTCCTTCATTAAGCGGAGTTACAACATAAACTCCACCAGAAAGGTGGTTGACAACATACGTACCCAAAACGTCCATTGCTTCATTCATTTCTTTCTTATTCATCAGTCCGCACCTTGTGAATATTTCATAAATCGTAGATTTTTCTTTTCCTGTACAGGGATGGCTAAAAATGAACTCGCGACGCTCTGGAATACAATGACATATTTAGATCGTCCATCAAGACCCTATTTTTACAGACAAAATAGAATGACAATTAAAATATAAAGAGCAATAAATTCAATGCATTATGGAAAACCACTAAATATAAAAAAGTCATTCACATTTTTTCTCTGGTGCAACCCCCTATTTCACTCAGATAGAAGAATTAAGCCAATTTCAGAATTTAATTAACTGCATGTAAAATGAAGTAGCAGAAAACACTAGCGCGACAAAGAATGCACATTTTGTGTAGTGTGCAACCCACTATTTTCCAGGCAAGAAAAAGAAAACCCGCAAAAGCGGGCTTAAGGTGATGGACTAATAATCACTGAAGTAACTTTGGCTCGACCTTGCAGTGAACCTCCCACAAACTGATTCCGCAGCTCCCGCAGAAGTTAGCCAGGTAATTCAACCCTGACCACTCCCGGACGCCACCGCGAGCGGCTTCAACGTATACGCCGATTTGCTTATCTCTCCACAGCCCAAACAGTCGCCAGCCTCCGCTATCTGCGTTTCTGACTGCAACAATGCGGGTCAGAACTCCAGTCTGATAGAGCTCGGTAAAAGCTGGCTTTTTTCTGGTTATCATTTGCATAAATAACAAACCTTAGATTTGTTGATAACAAATATGGTGTTTGTGTTTTATTGCTTTATCCCCTGCTCAGTATTTTTCAGGTCGTTTTCCGCGAATAGGATCGACGTTCTGGCAGCGCGTAGCCTTGCCTTTGCATTTTTCTCTTCTCGCTCGAGGTTGGCGACAGATTCGCGCAGCTCATCACGGCGGTTATGAAGCTGCTGAATCTCTCTCACCACAGCCTCGCCATCAGTCGCGCACTGAAGAACGTACTGGAAAGGGTCTACAGCGCAGCCACATTGCAGGCACAGAATGATCCTCCCCTTCTCATCGACCTCGACGGCTTTATGCTTGCAGTGCTGCTCCCTGTAGTCCTTTTTGTCAATTACGGTGATGTTCAACAGCTTTTCTTCGTCACGCTTTGGCTGCACCAGAGTGATGACGTTGTCGCCTTCATTTTCCATCTGGTACCTCCTGTGGGGCGGCTGCGAAATGCTCAACGCCTTTTGCCCAGATCTCTTTAATAGTCGTCCAGGTAACCGGTACTGTGATTTCAATTCTCCCGCTGCCGTCGCAGGTTTCGCATTCATCATCACCAAAACACTCAGGGCAGTTTACGAATTTAGTTTCTGAAAACTCACCGGACAACGCGCCCTTTGCGCCGTTCTCAGCGGTTAACGTCATCGGCACCATCACGTAACCATCCGGAATTACCGGAAAGTTGCCAGCCTGGAGCATGGCGGCGCGGCAGTGATTCCACCAAGCGGCACGGATAATCGCATCTCCAATGCTCATGTCCGGATGCTCACGGCACAATTCCTCCCAGTGCTGCATTGGTGGCACTACCGGCTGCTGCGCCTTCTCCAGCGCCTCTACCAGCTCAGCGCCAGCCGCTTTCCAGCAATTCCACATGCGGTTGTAATCTGTTCCAGATAGCGTGGTGTTTCGGTATCCGTCAGCAGTGCGCAAGCCTTCCAGCGTCGACTTTGAAATGCAGATTTGAGTCATAACCCACGCTTCGAATTTCTCTCTCTGCAACAGTTCGGTGATATCAGTTGTCATGCTGTACGCTCCATTTCTACCAGGCCGACACGAACGGCATTCAGGATGCGATCGAGATATTGATATTTCGGATTGGGTACAGACGGCCATCCGGCATACCAGGGGTCATCGCCAAAAAGCTCTAAAAGTTCGTTGCCAATACCGTAGTCACAGCAACATGCCTTAACGTCATCAGCATTTTCGGCCTCATTCCACATTTCACGGGATTTCTCAGCGTCAAGTTCCCGTTCGCGGCGCAACTTGATGATTTGAGATTTAACGAATGCAAGGTTGGCGTCGTTATCATCGTCAACCGAGCTTTCAAGCCGGGGAGATAAACACCCGATCAGGTAGTCATTGCTGACACGCTTAATGAACTCCTGAACAGTGTCACCGCCCATTGCAAACCATGCGCCAGTCCATGCCTGCCCGTAGCAGGTGACTGTGATTCTTCCCTTCCCTGGCTCATAGTTTTCAATCATCACCCGCACAGGGTCTAAGCGTTCAGCGCCGGTAATGGTGAAAGACAGAACATCCATTTTTTCGATCATGATGCTCATTTGGCCCCCTCGCGCAGCTCAGAGGAGTGGACGCGCAACACGTTGATTGCATCACTGACGCCCGGAGCCTGGTGATTCAGCATCGTCATGATGGTTTTAATTCCTGACTCCACCCCATCAGCCTTAATCCCGGCTACGATGCGATCGGTTGCGTGGGTTTCGTTCAGCACCCCAATGATTAGCTTCTCCCATTTGTTGAAATACACCCCACCAGGGCGAGCAACGATTAACTGGTGCAGAACATCATGCATCTGCCAGTTTTCCGGGATTAAAGCCTTCAGCCCCACATTTTCCGCAGCCAGCTGCTGGTAAGCTTTCGCCAGCGCCAGAACCTTTGTCTCTTTGATCGACAGCTCGCCCGCAGACTCAAGCGACTGAATGAGCTCGTTTACTGCCTGTAGTGTGATTGTCATACAGCCTCCCCGAGCACCCAGCGTAGAGCATCAGCATATTCACCCTCTGCAGATTCCAGGGCTTTTGTGATTTCTTTTCTGGTTTTCAGGCGCGGCTTTGCATCACCGAGTATCTGACGCTGACGCCGGGCTTTTTCATGGCCGGTTGTGCCAGCAGTTGCCGCTTCGATTTCAGAGACCTTCTCCCGCTGCTCTTCGGGTTTAAGAGAAGCCAACTGACGTGCCTGGGTAACGGTCACCGTGCCAGCCTCCACCGCTTCCCGGACGGCCTGGGTGGCATCGAGAAGTGACAGCGTTGCACGAACGGTCTGAGAGCTGCAGCCAAACAACACTGCAATGTCGTCCTCATCGAGTCCGCGGTCGAGAGCGTCTGACATTTTTTTAGCACGGCCAAGCGGTGTATCAGGTCGGCGAATTTCGTTTTCGCTGACCATGTATTTAGCCATCTGATTTGCTGATCCGCGCTTAACGACCCCAGGAACAAGCAGTGGGTCTTTGCCCTCTTTCAAAAGAAGCTTGTTTGCCTCCAGGGTATGTTTTACGCGCTGACGACCTACAACTACGCAGGTGAGCCCCGTTTCAGGGTCTTTCCAGACGATGATCGGCTCCAGTACACCCAGCTCCTTGATGTTCAGTACCATCCCTTCGTCGATCGGCAGGTGAACACGTTCATCGTAGAGAGGGTGGGTCATATCGGTTACCAGGTGAAGGTTTTCAGGCTCGAACGTTAAAACGTTTGTCTTGCCACTGGCGCCGTATACCACTTTCGAATCTTTAGCCATTTTTAACCTCGTTTTTATTCACCGCTTCCGCCCATTTTTGTTCCAGAGCATGCCTGGCTTTGTTCTTTCCACCAGCCCAGTAGCTGTACTGGGCGCGATAATGTTCATTCGGGCACTTCAGGGATCCGGAGCAAGAACCGAATGTGTAATTCTTCCAGTGAAACTCCGGGGGAAGCCCGCAATCAGGGCATACAGGTAATTTCACTGAGCCACTCCGCGACATTCCCTCAAGAGGTTTTCAAACATCATCCGCAAGCGGTTTGCGCAGCCAAACGGCATATCGTTAAACCGCCATAAAGCTGCACCGTTGCGTAGGCCACTCTGGACAATCTGACCTGCTCCATGCAGCTGGCGAAGCTGGCCATTCACTGACGACATACCGCGCCCCAGCGCATTGGCGATTTCACGCGTAGTCAAATCAGAATTAGCTTTGAGAAATTCGATCAGCGTGATTTCACCGTTGTATTGTGTTTTCTTGGATTTGGTTGTTTTCATTAAAAAAACTCCTTAGCCCCTGAAACCTTTAGGAATATCTGTCTGAATCTTGCCGCTAAAACCGAGGTTGCCGCCGTTTGCGAGATTTGCCGGGCACAGCTTCAGTGCCAGCTCTGGCCATTTGTTGCGCAATGTCTTCATAGTTTGAACTTTTGGGCACCAGAACTGATCTCGCTGAATGCGCTCAATCATGGTGCGGATTTGGTCGTGGTTACAGCCGTGCTCCTGGCGAAGGATGCGAACCTCTTGAGCCCATGCGACAAAGTTTGGCTCTCTCGGTTTGGCCAGAGTTCCGTCGAATTCGGCGGCGCGTTCGTACAGCTCGATGATGGTCGACCAGAACCACATCGCGAGATCGAAATCGTCATCGGTAGCTAGGATTCCGTCTTCGGTAGCATCAGGAATGTTTGCTTCCGGCGTGACTGTTTTCTGAGTCGATTCAGAAAAGTTATCCACAGGAGAAATCTCTCCCGCGTGGTTTTTATGATCTGTAGGTAGTGATCTGTTTTTAAGATCTGTATAGAGATAGGATTCGGCTTGAGAGCCGTTTCCAGGATTCGGCTCTTGGGCCGTTTCCATTCGGCTCTTGGGACGAATGCATTCGGCTTGAGAGCCGTTTCCATTACTTTCAATAACTTGCTTCGATTCGGCTCTTAAGCCGTTTCCATTCGGCTCTTGAGCCGAATCCATATCTTTCAATGGTTTATTTGAATTTCCCCCTTGCGGGAAAATCTTGGCTATTAACGCTTCCTGATCGACGCGGTAATGCTTCTTCGGCGTGCCGCTTACCTGCCGAAGTTCTTCCTCAATAACTCCCGCCAGGTACTGCTCTGTAATCTTGAACATTGCTTTTCTGACCACATCGCCGTCTTTAGCGCGGATCTCTTTCGCAAGCGCTGCGTGCTCTTTGTAAAACCAGCCATTTTCCAGACTCGACTTGCCCGACCAGAACACCAGCTGATTGAGAATGGCCGCCAGCAAATGCTGCTGCCTGTCTCCTGCAAAGAAATCCAGATACGGTCCGGGGATCGTTATGCAGTTGCCCTGCCCCGACATGGCCTGAACAATTTCAAAAACCTGATTGTTCATTCCGAAACCTCATTGTGTAGCCGTAAAAACTCTCTCAATCCCACCCAGCCAATAGCCCCGCAGGGTTTGCGGTAGGAAACATCTTTCTCTGTCGCTGTGAGTACCGTCACCATGTGGCCTTTGTGTCTGTGCTGGAAGCGAGAACCGGCCTTAGGGATGCCAGTGCCTGCACAATCTCCTTCAGACGGCTCATACGCCGGATACGCTCGTTTCAGGCGAGCAATCAATTCAGCAGCAGACTGGTTACACATAGTCACCTCCAGAATCAGTGGTATTTCGTTACTTCAACAGCGAGAGGCTGATACGCCTTGCTGTATATGGCTTCAATAGCATCGTCGTGGGCATCAATAGCCGTTCCGATGGCATGCTGGGCCGCCAGCAATGCCCGACGCTCGATCGTGTCGTAGATACTCAGACGATGACGGATTTCACGCGGCAAAACGCGCAGGATTGACGGAAGCAGCAGGCGGATTTTCTCGCGCTGCTGTTCGGTCTCACCCTTCAGCCAGCGATGAAAGATATTTTGCTGATTGGCCCACGCTTTACCCGGAACCAGGCGAAGCTCAGCCCCACCGGAACGCACGTACTCTTCAGTAATGGCATTAGCTGCATATGCCTGACCGACTTCAGCAGCCCAGGCCAGCAGAACTATTTCAACGTGCTCGTGTTTGATTTCCATTAATCAGACTCCTTCTGTGCTGTAGCCGTATTATTCTCAGGAAGGCCACTGGTTGGGTTTGGGTGAAGATCAGGACGCAACTCATGCGGAGTAATTCCAGTTACCTCGTAAACCTGAATTACGCGCTTTGGTGGAACCTGCCCCTGGTACTTATGAATCCATCGACTCAGCGACGACGGTTTAATGTTCAAGGCAAGCGCAAGCCGACGTTTGCCACCTACAGCTGTAATTGCCTTATCAAGACCTGACATGTGAACCTCTCGTTTTAGCCATTGCGCAATTATATTGAGCTAATGGCTAAAAAAAATCAACAACAAGAAATTATTATTGTTTTAGCCAGTGGCTTACAATTGTTGCTATGAAGACAGAAACCCAGCATGAATCAGGCGTAAAGCCACAAAGCACGCTTGCCGCAAGACTTGATGAGTTGATGAAACTGAATCATTGGTCTCGCACAGAAATGGCGAGGATTGCGGGAGTTAGTCCTACCTCTGTAACCAACTGGTTTAAGAGGGAAACCATTAGCAAGGAGTCAGCAGCCAAACTAGCTAAGGCCGCTAAAACCTCGCTCTCATGGATACTTACAGGAGCAGAGGAACTCGGCGGGACATACACCGAAGACGAAATTGCACTTATTGAAGTTTTCCGCGAATTGCCTCCTATCGAGAGGCGCAATATGCTGGCTGCATTCCAGATGCGGCTACAAAAACTCAAAGATTTTTACTCTGACAACGTAGATCCGACTACCAGAGAAAAATAAATTCACTTCAATTTCAAAAGAATGCCGCCGATTGGCGGTATTTTTTTAGCCTTTGACTTATCTTTTGGTTGATTTTATTTAGCCTGTAGCTCACCATAAGTACATCGACACAACGGTGCGATAGGTTAAACGTTCGGTTGGCCGCCTGAAGGCTAAAAATCAACAGGCTTTGCAATGCAGTGAATGCGGCTATGCGCACGCGGCACAGTTAAGCGGTATCACTCGTTTCTAAAAAGAGTGGGGTGGAAAAGAAGCTGTCGGTACCAGTTCTTAACTGGCTGGTATCACCGGGAGGCACCCGGCACTGCATTGCAAGGTCTGTTAGGTACTCAATACGCATGAGGGAAAGGAGATGATTCGAGACGAAGACAAGCCAGCATGGCGCCGGTTCTGGTTGAAGGTTGTTCCGTTTTTGGTTGTGGTCGCATCGGTAAGCGTTCAGTGCTGGGGTGGAGTATGAGCAGAAATGGCATTCGTTCACTGGTTATTGTTCTGACCATCTGCCTTGTTGCCTGGTCAGCGACCATTATCAAAATTCTGCATGTTACGGGGGTGTTTAATGGCTAATTTTCTGCAAAGCAACCCGATGGTTAAAGCAGCTCAAAGCAAACTCGCTATTGCGCAATTTATTGGTAACAGTGGTATGTGGTCTGATGCCATGGCGTCAATAAAAGATATTCATGAAGCAGCAAAGCACGAAGAAGACCATATGTTTTGTGGTCGCACGGATTCACTTTCCGGACTTCAATTTCGTGATGTTGTTTTAAATTATGACCTGTACGGAGATTTAATTTCCGTCGATGCTGACTTGCTTACAGGTCAATATAAAGTAAATACCGAAGTTTCATTTTAATTATCGAATAAATGAATTAATGCCTTAAATGGCAGGTATCCACACACCTTAATACAGGAATAAATATGGAAACCGAAAAACTCAACTGCTACAGCTGCGGCGGCTCCTTTGCACGCGAAGAGTTGCAGTTTCGCCCCTCTGGCCGAGGCGCTTATCGCAAAGTGGCATATTACTGTCCTACCTGTAACGAAAGGGAAAAAAAGAAAGACCAAATAAAGGCTACACAGTCTTTAGTTCGCAAAACACTACCTTCAAGACCAGCAAGCTTTCAATTACGACCAGCAGCGTGGAATAAATAACCGGAGGACTAAATATGAAAGAACTTAAATTTTACGGTGCCAGTGATGACCTTTTCGAATGCGAAGGCGCTATCAGGGAAGAAATCTGCATATACAGTAATCCAGGCGTTTATCACCTCAAATCCGCTGAAGGTGAGATGCTGGTTATTGCCTGCTATACCGACGAAGGTTGCTGGGCTATTGGCGTGGGCCAGGTTAAAGAAGAAACGCCACTTCCAGCATGGCCCACATCTTTCACCCAGCACGAACGCGGCTATAGCGTTGAGCTCACGATTCAGGTTCCTGACGACACAGAACTGGTACTGGAGGATGACAAATGAGCTGCGGATATCAAGGTTATGAATTTGGTGCGCATTACCCGGATAGCCTTTGCTGCGATGGTTATCTGTGGGATTGCGACGCATACGAAGATGGCATGCTGACGAATGGTGGTGACATTCCTTGCCCTGTCTGTAATCGCAAGCAGTGGCTGGCTTTCTACCGCGATCACATCATTGAGTGCGGAATGATGCAATCAGAGCGCAAGCGTGGACCTAAAACAGTGAAATACGGTGGTTTCCCTGAGTCCGTACGTGGTGATGCAAAGGCTATGCGCACCATCCGTCGCTGGCTGCGTCGCGGTTGGTATCAGGGACGTAAGTTCGATGCGGAAGCGCACAAGGTGGTGGTATGAGCAAATCACTAAACGCACGCTGCATCAGACGGTGGGAAGTAGAATTTAAACCTATCTGCGATTCTAAGGTGAATCCGTTCTGGCGTAAGAGTGACCTCCATAGGTATATCCGCGAAGCGGCGCTCACTACCGCTTACAGCATGGTCGAGAGCATGGCTGAACGTAACGCTAAGTTTGACTATGACGGTGAGCCGAACGGCTGGTCACCAGAATTTTCTGCCTGGTATCGGGAACGCCGGGAAAAGTACCTCAAAGAGGCGCGTGACTACCTAGACGAAGAAGCTACCAATGACGAAATCGACGAGGAGATCGAAAACGAACTGGAAGCATGGAACGACTGAATTACACAAAAACACAACTGAACTGATTTCCAATAATCAACATTAAACTGGGGAACTGATTATAGTTTCCCAGCCATGAGGTTATTTATGGCCGATATTACTCAAGAAGATGAATGGGTGATGGAAAAGGGAATTGTAGCGAAGATGTATATGACTCCTCGGCAAATTAAATCTTACCGGGATGGGAGATGGATCGAGGGCATTCATTATAAGAAACACCCACCAGATCCAAAAGCTTCAGAAGGAAGAGTAACGCTTCTCTACAACTACACCAGGATTAATAGGCTTGTCGGGGAAACTTAATGAATATGCCTGCTGGCGTAGAGCTGCATGGGAAAGGAATAAGAATTAGCTTTCTATATCGCGGCATACGTTGCCGCGAAGTTTTGCGGGGCTGGACCGTATCAAATAGCAATATAAAAAAAGCTGGCAATCTCCGTGCTTTAATTATGAGTGAGATTCAGCAAGGTAAATTTGACTATGCAGAGCACTTTCCTGAATCAAAGGCGCTTAAAAAATTCACCACAACACAAAAAATTAAAACCTTCGGTGAATTGTGCAAAGTTTATCTTAATGCCAAAAAGCTTGAGGTCTCAGCTGCGTCATACAGAGGCGCAGAATCACGTATAGCAACGCTTTGCGCTATTGTTGGAAGTAATACGTATATTGCTGATATTCAGCATACCGACCTGTTGAATTACAGGAACGCGCTATTAACTGGTAACACCTTTAGCGATCACGCGCCCTGGCTTAAAAGAAAAGGTCGCGCTGTATCCACGGTCAACGGCCTGATGAACAACCTGACTGCGTTGCTCAAGCTAGCGAACCTGAGCGGCTTTATCGAGCATACCCCTCACGAAGGTATAAAGATGCTTAAGCGCTCCAAGAGAGACCCGGATCCGCTTCTCCAGAGTGAGTACGAGGGTTTTATAAAAGCGCTATCTCCTCGGTATGCTTTGCTCTGGACTACGGCCATTTTTACCGGCCTTCGGCATGGAGAGCTTACAGCTTTAGCCTGGGAGGATGTGGATCTTGATAAGGGTGAGCTTCACGTCAGGCGTAACCAGACGAATGAAGGGCTGTTTGTGCCACCCAAAACCGAAGCGGGCATCAGAACAGTAACCCTACTTGAACCTGCGCTGAATGCTCTACGTGAACAATTCAAGCTAACCGGCGCATTAAGCAAAACCGAAATCACTTTTCATCATCGTGAGCATGGGTTAACTGAACAACAAAAATTGCGGTTCGTATTTATCCCCCCCAAAAACTGGCGCGGGGAAACGAAGTATTATGGCTCTCAGTCTCTGGGGTATAGTTGGGAGGCTGGATTAAAGAAGGCGGGAATCAGGAGCAGACGCCCTTACCAGTCGCGCCACACGTTCGCATGCTGGCTTTTAACTGCCGGAGCTAACCCGTCTTTCATCGCCGGACAGATGGGCCACGAGAATGCGAAGATGGTTTATGAAATCTACTCGAAGTGGATCGGAGAGATGGACCGCAACCAGGTGGAAATGCTGAACAGTAGTTTTTCTGACGTAGTGTCCCAAGGGTGCCCCAAACGCAAGGTAGTAGGCATAAAAAACGTTTAA